GCGCCGACTATCTCACGGTCGATGGAGAAGGCGGGCGCGGTCGTCAGCATCCTGCTTGACGGCATCGCCCAGGCTCTGCGTACCCCCGCCATTGCTGACGGCGTGAACAAGATGTTCGACGGGCTGGTGAAGGCCGCTATCGAGCTGGCTCCGGCGTTCTCGGCTGCGGCACCTGCCGTTGGTGCTCTGCTGGGGGCTATTGGTGAGATTCTGCCTGTTCTGGCGCCTCTGGTGACTCAGATTGTGCGGGGCCTCGCCCCGGCGTTCGCTGATTTTAAGCAGTCGCTGGCTCCGGTGGTTGAGGTGCTCGCTAAGGGTCTTTCTGAGGCGTTGAAGGTTATTCTGCCGGTTGTGGCTGACGTGGTTAAGGCGCTGGCTGAGTTCATGCGCAATAATCCGCAGTTGGCGGCGACTATCCTCGCCGTGGTGGGGGCGTTGGCTCCGCTGGCACCGATCATTGGCACCGTCGTGTCAATCATCGGCACCATTGCCTCCGTGATTGGCGCGATTATCCCCGTCATCACCACTATGGTGACCTGGTTCAGCACCGTGTCCGCTACCGCGGGAATCCTCGGCGTGTCCCTAACGGGTGTCCTGGCCCCCATCGTGGGCCTGGTCGCAGGCATCGGCCTGCTCGTGGCCGCGTTTGTGACCGCGCTTGCTTCTAGTGAGCCTTTCCGTAATTCGCTGGCTCAGATTTTCCAGGGGCTCGTCACGATGGTACAGCCGATTATCGCCGCGGTCATCCCCGTGCTCGTCCAGATTGGTCAGGCGTTCATTAGCATGGTGACAACGGTGATTGGCGCGCTCGTACCGTTGGTGACGACTATCGTCGAGATTGCGGCCCAGATTATATCGTTCCTCGCGCCGATTGTGGCCTTCCTTATCCAAACGTTCTCACCCGCGTTCGAGTTCATCGGCAAAACTGTCTCTGACATATTTGGGTTCATCGGGAAGGTAATTTCTGACGCGATCAACATCATCACGGGCATCCTGAATGTGTTCCTGTCCGCCCTGCGTGGTGACTGGGAGGGCGCATGGAATGGCCTCCTCAACGTACTGAAGGGCATCCTCGATTTCATCGTCAACACCATCACAGGTGCGTTTGATGTTGTCATGCATATCTTCGAGAACCTCGCGAAGATGTTGGTGGACATCTGGAATAACCTCTGGGGCGGCATCGGTGATTTTGTTGTTGGTGCCTGGAACGGTATCACCAAGACTATTAGCGACGGTGTTGGCTCTGCGGTCGATTTCGTGAAGTCTATGCCGGGCAAGATCAAGGATGGGTTGGGGGACCTAGGCGGCCTGCTCATGGACTCGGGCAAGGCCCTCATCGGTGGTTTCATCAACGGCATTAAAAGCATGATTGGCGGAGCGAAGGATGCGGTCGGCGGCATCATGAAGGCCATTGGCGATTTCTTCCCGCACTCGCCGGCTAAGATTGGTCCGTTCTCGGGGCGCGGCTACACCACGCATAGTGGTAAGGCCCTCATCGGGGACTTCGCGGAATCTATCCGCGCTGGTCGTGGCCAGGTCGCAGAAGCCGCCGGCTATGCCCTCAGTGGCGCGGACTTCTCGGTGTCTAGCGTCGCTGGGCTGAGCGTCCCTATGACTCCCGAACCGGTAGCGGTTGCAGCCACTGCCCAGTCGGTCGAAGGCGCTACCGCACAGAACGCTGAGGTGCTATCCCAGCTGGTAGATGTATTGTCTCGTCTGGGTGCTGTGGATGAGCGTGCCTTCCTGCAGATGTCCCGACGAGCTGAAAGGGTCTACTAATGGCTGGATACATCGGTGAGCTGGGGCGTATGCACAAGATTCTGTGGCCAACCCCGGTTAAAGTCACTACCCCGACCCGGTACGAGGTGCAGTCCGCGCCGTCGCGCCGCTGGGCGTTTGTCACAACCCCGGCATGGGCGCGGCGGCGCGAATGGTCGCTCGATGTATCCGGCACGAACCGAGAGGTTACTGGGTTGGCGCAGCTGGTCGCAGGCGCGTTCGGCTCCGGTCCGTGGCGTTTCATCTCTGACGAGGCGGCGGTGACGAACGTGCTCACGCCTGCCGAGTCAATGCTGGCTGGTATCGCTAATGGCGGTTTTGCGGATGGTGTGGGTGGCCCCGCGGCGGCGTCATGTGTTGGCGGCGGCGAGGTTGTTATCGCCCAGTCTGTGCCGGTGCCTGCTGGGTCACCTGTGACTGTGTCTGTGGACGCTGCAGGGGATACGGTGCTGACACTCCAGCCTGTGAACGCTGCTGGCCGCCCGGTGGGTAACGCTCGTGTTGAGCGGGCTCAGCGTCAGGTGATGCACCGGTTGCAGGTGACTATCCCCGTGTTTCCTGCCGCCGCGGTTGGTCTGAAGATTACCGCGGCAGGGTACACGACTCTATGTCTCCCGCAGGTGGTCTGGCTGGATTCGTGCCCGCGCTGGGATGTTGGGGCGGGCGCTGACTCGGTAATCGTCGAGGAGGCAACGACCACGTACACGGAGCACGAGTTCTGGACGCAGGATACGTGGCGCACGATGTCGCTCACGATTAAGGAGGTTGGCTGATGCTCAAGGGTAAGTATGAGCCGGGGCCGGTGATTGACGCGACGCTCCGCATTTTTGTGGATGGCGTGGAGCGTCCTCACTTGTCGGCGTCGTGGGAGGGTAACACCTCTGGCGGTCTGCCTTCCTCACTGGTCGCTGCTGGCGATAACGTTTACTCGCGAACTGGCTCTATTGTGTGGGCCCCTGAGACTGCTGTGGTAGAACACCCGCTGGCCCCGGTGGGGGAGTCTCGATGGGTCCCCGCGCAGGGGGCCCATGTGCGTATCATCGCCGTGGTAAATGGTTTTGAGTTCCCGCGATTCTGGGGGTACCTGGGTGCGTCTACCTACTCGCTTGTATCGGATACAGTGACCACTCAGATTAGCGACAATCTGCAAGCTGGCCTGCAGGAGATTATCAGTATCCCGCCGATGGTAGAGCGGCAGTCTTATGGTCGCACCGCATGGGTTGCATACAGGGCGATTGAACAGGCAGGTTATGGTGTGCTCCCGCCGGTGACTGAGGATACTGTGGTTCAGAATAGCCACCAGTACGGCGCCGCGGCGGCAGTTGGCAAAATGACCACGCCCGGCGCGGAGTACGGCTCACCTGACGGGCTCTCGGGACGTAGCAAGCAGACTACGGAAGCTGACTCATCTATTGAGCGTAACGGCAGGGACGTAATGATCTACGCCCGCGTCTGGAACGCCAAAGTAAACGCCTCAGTAGAGGTGACTTTTACTGATGGGGCGCGTTTCATTGTGAGCTACGATGCGGAGAGTAAGAAGTTTGGTGGGTGGTCGTCTGCGACTGGCGCGATGTCGTCGTGGCCAGCAGTTGGTGAGCGCCCCGTCATGGCGGTCAAATTGAACGCACGGGGCGTGCGACGATGGCTGTCCGCAGCAGAGGCCGATTCGGAGCTGGTCGAGTCTGCCAGGGTCACTACGTCGGCTGACGTGGCATCGGTGACTGCAAATATGGTGCTGGGTGTGAAGGTCGATTATCTCCGCGATTGGCTGGATGGTGGTCGCCGCGTCGGGATGATGGCGCGACCCACCCCGCGACTGCAACCGTCCGCGCTGGAGCAGGTACGTGTCCCCGCCACGCGAGGTTTTGAGAACGTCACCTGTGAGTCGATTGTGGAGTCATGGTGTCAGGCGACCCTGTCTACTGTCTGGGTAGATGAGGAAGGCTGCCTGAACATGGCGGCGCGTGACCGTCTTGCAGCCGGAGCTGTCACTGTCACTGACCAGGTTTCGGAGCGTGTATTTGGTGGGGCCTGGAAGACTGCCCGTGATGGCGTGAGGTCCACCGTCACGCTTAAGGGCAAGACCCCAACTTTGCAAGGTAACGGTGTGGACGCGGTTATAACTGCGTGGGAACCTGACAACCTTACAGAGATTCCTGCGAACAAAGATTTAGAAATCTTTGCTCAGTGGCCAGACAACGTCGATGTACTCGGTCTAGACACTAATTTCCGCCCCGTAGTGAAGTCAAAGAAGAATATTTTTGACTATAAGGACTTCAATAATGGGGCTGGTAGCTGGTGGGCTATCAGCTTCGAGAATCAGGAGGACCCTCCTGGGTATCGGTGGACAGGTAATGCAGCCAATCATGAGGATATTTCTGGCAGGCTGGAAAAGCTTGGGCAACGTACTGCAAAGTTGACGCTCCGTGTGCAGAAGAAGATTAGCGGTGGCCCTGAAAAGTACTACCTGTGCACCCCGTCGCTGGGAGCAGATGAGCTGCGCTTTGGTAACCGTGCACGCCCTGTCCCGATTCTCCGCTGTCGTACCTTGGTCACGTGGACGGATTACACGTTGAAGCGTCTGATTCGTAAAGCACCTGCGGGTGCGCCGCCTTTCACGTTGGATGTCGGCTGGTGGCTTCATGATGAGGATGCCCGCCGTATCATAGGTGCTCTCGCTGAAGAGCTAGGTGTCGAGCGTATCACTCTTGATGGGCTCGATATGCTCTGGGATCCGCGGAAGCAAATAGGTGACACAGTCGGGTTGGAAGCTGGTCGGTGGGGTGTTGAGGCACTCATCACCGGGTACAGGGAGTCATGGGCAGGCAAGGTCCCCACTTACAGTGTCGAATTGCAGGTAAAGGCTGTGACTTCTGGTGTAGCGGGTAAAACCTACGGCGATATGGCGAGGGCTTACGCTACGAATCGTGACATTAACCATGGCAAAACGTATAGGCAGGTCTACGCGGCGCTGCCTGGAAAGGTGCAGTAAAAATGGCAGATTTGGGCGGTAAGACGCCGCATGCTGGCATCCCGTATGCGGGGGAGGATTCCCCGGCGCGTGTGGCTGTAGATGCTGGTGCGGCGTTGATGGTGATTGATGCGAAGCTGGCGGAGCTGGACGGCAGGCTGAAGGCGCGTGATGAGGTGTTCGTGGCTCATGACGGGTCTGGCGCATGGTCTGTGCATAACGGCCTGGGTGAGCCTATGCCCGTTAGTGCGGGGGCTGATGGCGAGTGGGAGGTGATCAAGTGAGAGTTGATTTAGGGACTGTAGCTCTACCGTTTGGGCAGGATGCTGATTCTACCCCGGTGTGTGGTGTTGTCCGGTATATCTGGCAGGGCAGCGCTGAGCGTCGTGGGGGAGTTGTGCTTGTCCCTGGCGTTGTTGAGGTTCCGGTGGTTGATGGTGTGGTTGAGCCTGTGCGGTTGTCGGCTGGTCTGTGGAAGCCGGTGTTGATTATCGGTGGGCGTCGTCATTCTTTGCCGGTGATTGTGGTGGGTGTGGAGCCTACTCCTGAGCCGCCTACTCCTGAGCC